AATATAGAAAAAAAAATTATTTATATGAAAAAAAAAAAAAAAAAAAAAAAATAAGAATAACAAGTCTCTACTAATGGAAGTGTATCCAAAAGTGGACGTATAAAGGGTAGTATGGCAGTTATGGAGGGAGGGAGGGTTCGAGCTAAGTCGAGCTCGCTCAATGAGTTAGGTCATGTTCGGCAGGTAGGAAAGGACTACGAAAGAGGTAAGAATGAGGTAGGAAAGAGGTAAGAATCGACTTTGTTTTGGCTTCCGTTATGAATCTGGTAGTAAATTATATAGCAAAATCGCAGATAGTAATATTATAAGCTAATAATATTATATCATGGTAAGCGAACGTGTGATTGGTGATTCTGAATGAGGCTCAGAATGGGGCAGGACGGCGCGAGATTGAGGCAGGATGAGAGATAACGGAAGGAAGATAGATAGATAGAGGGAAGACCCGAGATATTCGTTCCCAGGTCAATCTCGCGCGTTTCGCTAGAGAGGCGAAGATACCATTATTGATTCGAAAGATACCATCCCTCGGCGCGAAGTTCCATAATCCAAGAGTCTGGAATGGAGAAATTCAGAACGATTTTACGATATTCGCCAAGATGTTGATCGTTGCGAAAAACGTAAAGGAACATGGATTTTTCTCTCTGTTAGTTGCTGCTGAAATTGTTGACTAGCAAACCCATCCAAATTGACAGAATTTGCATATCCACAAACCGAGATAATCAATCCAGATATGATTATCTTTCTTCGAACACCTTGGACACGTGAGAATCAAGTTGGTCATGTTGGTCATGTTTTGAAACCTCAGAAAGTTTAATCACGGACGCCATATAGTATTAGCGCGTCCGTGATATTCAGTTCAGTGTATTACTCCTGGGTTGCCGACAAAAGTGCAGCAACCTGCTTGCGCGCAGTGTCTTCCGGAATTCCAAGACGAATGTAATCACGAATCATTCGTTCCTGGATATCAGCGGGTGACACTTCCGACGGACGATAGGGTAACAGCGCTGATTGGTAGGCGTTGCTACGCGCGTTGGCTTTCAGGACATCGTTCACCAGTGCAACGACGTTCCACTTTTTTTCGACGATTACCGCGTTGGCTTCGTCGAGAGTGCTGCACAGCTGAAACGAGAAAGTTTTTTCGACTTTGTCGCCAGCTTGTTCGTGGCCCTCTGGAATTGCGAAACTGAACTTACCGACCTTGGTTTCCATGTTTGTCTCCTGTTGTGGTGAAATTACACTATTCCTTCGTATGTAACCACAATTCTACGGCATTTTGCAGTTTCTGTCTGTCTGGAAATTCTCGCTCTTGCACAGTTTCATGAACTGAACCATCTGAATAGAGGATTCGTTTCACGAACGTGATTCGATTCCCTTCTAGGTGTCGGACTGCAAATTGCTCTGTGGTTTCCATTATCTGATGCATGGTTTTTTCCTATTTTGGATTCAGGACGACACCCGCTTTATGCCGCGCTTGGGTTGCTGCGTAAGTGACCCGGACGGAGTGTATCTCCGATTTTCGCGTGTCCAGCTAAGCTCGATGCCCGCCTACCCGCGTCCGTGTCTCTCACCATATCATATTGCATACGTGGTGCCATCTTTCCATGTGTTCAATCAGGCCTGAATCCTCACATTCCCCGGACCAACTACAATATTAGTGACAGGAAGTGTCATGTCAGAATGTGAAATTGTCTCTAAGTTCTTTATTATCAATGACTTACGAGATGACAGATTATGTCATGCGGAGTGACGGGACTTGTCATATATATTGGCACGATTTATGCTATAGCAACGCGCGTGCCTGGGCACTTTCGATACACTTGCGCGCCGTTATACAGTCTTGCGTTTACATTATTGCACATAATTTCATTGAGTTTCACAGTTCTTTACATGTATGATTAAAACTGTATAATTCTGTGTAGTTTTGTGCAGTTCTTACCTTATCATAATTGCACGTGGGTATACAGGGGTATACACCTCTGCACGTGCAGTAGTGTGCAGTTTTGTGAAACGGAGATTGTAACCACATAACTTACTAAATAACTTAGTGAATACATAACTTAGTGAATAAATAATAGTGACTAAATAACTTAGTATTAAAATATTTTAAATAAAAATTATACTGGGTGGTGTGGGTATAATACTAAGTAACATAAGTATTACAAATTATAATATTAGTTTAAAGTTCAGTGATTCAATGCTTGACATCTTATATAGGGCTGTGCTAGGGTAGTCCTGGGCCGAAGGTCCAACTGAACTTTTGATAATATTATTAACTACATGATGGGAATAATACTATGATGGGATTAATACTATGATGGGAATAGTAGATGATTCAGATTTTGAATCTGAATTAAATAATACAAATATGGGGAATACGGATATTGAACTACTTCGACGCGGACGCGGTCTTGATAATATAGCAGTTCCAGAATCATTAAGAAAAATTATAGGAGAGACTAATGAAATAGATGGAAGACCTGCCGCGCTTGAATTAGGTAAACAATTTGGCATATCCCCATCATCTATATCTGCATATGCCAATGGAGCAACATCCACTTCATCATATAATCAACCCTCTGAATCATTGAATAACCATGTTCAAAATGCGAAAGAACGAATTGCCACACGCGCTCGACATAGATTAATGAATGCACTTAAACATATTACTGATGATAAACTTCAATCATCTGATGCAAAAGAATTAGCTGGTGTAGCTAAAGATATGTCCGTAGTTATTAAAGCAATGGAACCGGATGTAGTTAATAATATTAATAAATCTGGACCTACCTTTATATTCTATGCACCTCAATTTAGAAAAGAAGAAACTTTTGATGTAGTGTATACTAAGGAATAATCATGCCAACAGTCCAACTAAAGCTGCTCATTTGTAATTATGATTGAGCCAGAATATTGGAAACCAACTAGAAGACAAGAAGCCTTTTTAGCTATACCTATAACTATTAAAGAAGCACTTTTAGGTGGTGGTGCTGGTAGTGGGAAATCAGATGTATTATTAGTATATGGTATAGTTCATAGATGGCATGAAAATCCAAAGTTTAAACAAGTATTTATGCGTCGAACATTTCCTGAATTAAAAAATGAAATAGTTCCACGTAGTAGAGAAATATTTAGTAAATTTGGAGCAACATTTAATAAGACTGACATGGTTTGGACATTTCCTAGAACTGATCAATATGGCTCTGGTATTATGGGAAATGCTGGAGCCATGATCTTTCTAGGTCATTGTGAAGATGAGAAAGATGTTCATAAATATGATTCAATGGAAATTAGTTTATTTACTCCTGATGAATTAACTTCATATACTGAATACATATATCTTTACATTGCATTTGAAAGAAATAGAGCGCCTAAAGATTCAGGACTTCCTAGTATTACACGCGCTACAGGAATGCCAGGCGGAATTGGACATACATTTGTAAAGAAAAGATTTGTTGATCCATTTCCTGAAGGTGGCAAGATTATAGTAGGACGCGGTGGTAATAAACGAATTTACATTCATGCAACATTAGCTGATAATCCTCATATTGATCCATCATATTCTCAATCATTAGATGGACGCCCGGAAGCGGAAAGAAAAGCTAAGAAATTTGGTGATTGGTCTGCGTATCTTGGACAAGTATTTGATGAATTTAGAGATCATAAATATCCAGATGAACCAGAAAATGCATTACATGTAATTGAACCATTTGACATACCATCATGGTGGCCTCGCATTGTAATAGGTGATTGGGGCTTTGCGGCCATGACGTGGTTAGGATTTTTTGCAATATCTCCATCAAAGAGATTATATTTATATAGAGAATTATATTGGATTAAAACTAAAATTGCGGAATGGGCTCCAGTATTAAAAGATTTCATTGAAAGAGAAAATCCTCGTAAAATTAAATTTTGTAAATCATCTGGACAAGACAGGGGCCAAGAACATACTATTCAAGAACAAATTGAATCAAGTATTGGTAGACCAATTGAGTTAACTAATAATAATCCTGGTAGTCGAGTAGCTGGTAAAATGTTACTTCATGAATATCTAAGATGGAAGCAAAGACCTGTCATTTCATCTAATGAAATTCCAACGTATAATGAAGAACACGCGCGATGGTTGTTACGAAATAGAGGATTAATAGAATATAAATCATATTTATCATTATTTGATCCTCCAGTTGAAGAAACTAACATTCCTAAATTACAAATATTTAAATGTAATGATGAAGGAAATCATGAAGGTCATCCATCTTGTTGTCCTGTAGTAATTAATGCTATTAAAGCCTGTAGTTATGATAAACCAAAGAATGATAAACCTGCTGAGGATGTAGCAGAATTTAGTGGAGATGATCCTTATGATGGATTGAGATATGCTTGTGATGCTGCTGATAGATATTTTGAAGAAGCGATAGAAGAATTTTCAAGGATTCAAAAACAGGAAATATTTATTCAAAAGGTAGAACGAGATCAGGACTTTACTGCATTTTATCGAAATATGAGAAGTATTGAATTAGATGATACACCTCGAATGATTCGTAAATTTCATAGGTAATTAATTATGAATTTCTTCCATAGACTTTTTAATCCACATTGTCCTGATTGTATTGAACAGGCGCGTGAATTAAATCATTGTAATTCTTGTGAAATTCTTCAATTAGAAATTACAAGATTAAGAATAGATAATGATAAATTATTAGATGTAATTCTTAATAAAAATAATTCCCCCTCTCTTCCGACTAATATTGAAGATATGAAACCCATTCAATCAAAACATATTCCTTGGGCTGTTAAGAGACAGCAGTTAGAAGCAGATGATAGGCGTATTGCTGAAAGATTAAAGAGCGAAGCTCCTACTCCTAAAATTTCTGATACTAAATTGGAAGAATTAGAAGAGGAAGTATTAAATGCCAAGGGATGAAGTATCTAAGAAACCAGTTCATACTATTAATACTGGGCCTAGTCCAGGATTATTACGTAGATTATTAGGTGATCCAATATCTGAAAGCACTTCCACACGATGGCCCGCGCTTGCAAAAGCATGGGGTGGGAGACAGATAGAAATGCCTCGGGAAAGTGCAAAAGTTACAAATATAGGTGAAATGGGACCATTTACTAAATGGCGTAATCCAGAAGCGTATGCAGTAACTGGTCCATTTGGAACTATGAGATTTAATCGTGAATTAATTGAAAAAAATAAACAAGATTTAAATGATGTAATGGTTCATGAACTTGCTCATGTTGGTCAAGGTCCATTGGGCTATCTTAAAGGTATATTTGATCCTAACGCTCAAGAATTAGAACCAATTACTAGAGAAGCAATGCGTAAGGTAAGAAAAACAGATATTTCATTAAGAGGTAAATAATATGGCATTGTTTGATCAAAGAAAAAGATTAGGTAGACATAATAGAGGATTTTCTAGTCCTGGTGGGGGAAGTATTACTGGAAATATTCCTTCTGGTGGGGGATCTGTATTTGGAAGTAGAACTGGATATAGCCCTACACCAAGTCCTCAAATACCCTCAACTATTGGACAACCAGGAATAATGTCTCCCGGTCAAACAGAAGGACCAGTAAATATTAATCCTTCTCCTAATATGATGTCTAGAATGATGCCTCCAGTAATGCCTCCAGTAATGCCTCCAATGATGTCTTCACCAACATTACCTGGTGGAACTAGTTCTGGAACAGCTTATACTCCACCCAATATACCTGGCTCTAGTCAATTTCAATCCAATACAGGAATGATGGGTATGGGAACTCCCAATACAGAATTAACACCTGGAATAATGGGAGGAGATACAGTTAGTCCATTATGGGAAGCATTTAATAGAGTTCGTCCTGGTGGTGGCAGAGATGTTCGACAGTATTAATAGTATTAATAATTAAAAGAATTTATGCCAATAAGTAAATATTTTCATGGAAAAGGAAAGAAAGTAATGAAATCCATGAAAAAAACTTATGGTAAAGAAAAGGGAAAATCTGTATTCTATGCGACTGCTAATAAAGCTATGAAAAAGAATTTAAAGACTAATAATTAAATGTCACATAAGAAATATACTGAAGAACAGCAAAGACTATTAAAACAAGTGGTAGATCACTTTGATAAGGAAGATTCTGCCGTTCGGGAAAGACAGATAAGAACATGGCGTCGATTAAAATTATTTTGGGAGGGATTTCAGAATATATGGTATTCAGAAGTAGCACATGATTGGCGTATTTATGATGCTACTATTGAAAATCAAGATAATGATCAAGCATATTATGATAAGAAAATTAATGTGTTCCGCGCGTATCTTGAATCAATTATTGCCGCACTAAGTATTACAGTTCCTTCTATTAAGTGTTATCCGGATGATGCTGATAATACTCTTGATTTATTAACTGCACGCGCTGGTGATAAGATTGCTCAACTTGTATATAGACATAATGATGTTTCATTACTTTGGTTACATGGACTTTTCATTTTTTGCACTGAGGGTTTAGTAGCTTGTTATTCATATCCAAAAGAAGATGAGAAATACGGAACATATGAGAAAAAGGAATATAAGGATGAATTAGAAGAGCATGAAATAGCTTCCTGTCCTTCATGTGGATATACTATTGATGATAAAACTTTAACTTCTGAAGAATCTAATATTCCTCTTCAAACTTTTGAACAAAATTTTAATCCTAATATAGAAGGAATAGAAACAGGGATGGAAGGAATAGAACAAGATCAGACTATTGATTTTGATAAAACACAATATCAAGATGAATATATGCCTGGTGATGAAAATATTGAATTTCGTGATGCAATAATGAATGAACAGGACATCTGTCCATCATGTATGGCAATGATGAATCCTGAAATTAAACGTGAAAGTTTTGTAGTTACTAGACTAGTTGGAATTACTCATGAACCAAAAGCTAGGATCTGTTTAGAAGCTTATGGTGGATTGAATGTAAAAGTTCCAAATTATGCTAAGAAACAGTCAGATTGTCCATATCTAATTTACTCTTATGAAACTCATTATGCTAATGTAATTGAACGATATGAACATTTACATGATAAGGAATTAGGTAAGAAGATTCAAGGTGGAGGGGGAGGCGCATTTGATTCATATGAACAATGGGGTAGATTATCACCCCAATATCAAGGTGAATATCCAATAAATAATATAACTGTTAGAAATGCGTGGCTTCGTCATGCTGCATTTAATATATTAGATAAAGATGAAGCTAAAAAATTAAAAGCTCTTTTCCCCGATGGTGCTAATGTAGTTTTAGTTAATGATGAATTCGCAGATGCTTGTAATGAATCATTAGATGATTGTTGGACTCTTACTCATAATCCATTATCAGATTATTTACATTATGATCCTCTTGGTTCTCTTTTAGTAAGTGTTCAGGAAATTACAACTGATCTTATTAGTCTGATTATTCAGACTATTGAGCACGGAATAGGACTTACATTTGCTGATCCTGATGTATTAAATTTTAAAGCATTTGGACAAACTGAAGTATTACCAGGTGGTGTATTTCCTGCAAAACCAAAATCTGGTAAATCATTAAATGATGCATTTCATGATATTAAGACTGCTTCACTAAGTGGTGAAGTATTACCATTCGTTGATAATATTCAATCAATGGGTCAATTAGTATCAGGCGCGCTACCATCATTATTTGGTGGTCAATTACAGGGATCGGAAACTGCATCACAATATTCGATGTCACGCGCGCAGGCGTTGCAAAGATTACAAAATAGTTGGAAAATATTTATTGTTTGGTGGAAAAATATATTTGGTAAAGTTATTCCCATGTATATTAAAGAGGTTAAAGAAGATGAAAGGGATGTTCATAGAAATTCAGATGGTTCTTTTATAAATGCATTTATCCGAAAAGCAGAACTTGAAGGTAAGATTGGAAAGGTAGAATTAGAAGCAAGTGAGAATCTACCAATTACATGGTCACAACAAAAGGACATAGTTATGTCCCTGTTACAATCCTCTAATCCTGAAATACTTCAAGTTCTCGGAATTACATCGCCTGAAAATCTAGATGTAATTCGTAATGCGGTAGGACTTGTAGATTTTTATGTTCCTGGTGAGGATGATAGAGAAAAACAGTATGATGAAATTAAATTATTATTAAATTCTGAGCCCATAGTTATACCTCCCGATCCTATGATGGTAATGCAAGCTCAAATGATGGGCCAACCTCCACCACAGGAAACTGAAGTATCGTCAATAGAAATTGATCCAGAAATTGATAATCATAATCTTGAGTTTGAAATTTGTCGTAAGTGGCTAATTTCTGAAGCTG